AAATATTTAAAAGAAAATTCTACATACCAAAGAGACTTTGCATTAATAAGAACTCAAACAGACCCCGATAGAATTTTGTATATTAAAAAAATATTACAAAACGGTTGCGATTTAGATGGAGACATCAGAGTTAAATACGCGAACATACACACAGTAAAAGGTTTGACTTTTGATAACGTCATTGTTGATGAATCAAGATTTAGACCAGAAGATTATTTTAGTCAGTTAAGATTAAAATACGTAGCATACAGTCGAGGTAGATTTGACTGTTGGACAATAGCATCACAAGATAAATACACGTTAGGAGTAAGATGAAAAAGAAAAATGTTTGGGACAAACAGCACGGCGGAAGTCACTATCAAAAATATAAAATTCAACCCAGTAAGTTTGTAGTAGAGAATGAATTGCTATATCCTGAAGGTTGTGCTATAAAATATATTATTAGACATCGTGACAAGGGAAAGAAACAAGATTTATTGAAAGCAATACATTTTATAGAAATGATTATGGAGAGAGATTATAATGTGTAATACACCAGAAGATTTAGATCTAAATGGTATAGATACAGTTGCAGTTGACATAGAAACCTATGATCCTAATCTTAAAACAAAAGGGTTAGGTGCAATACGTAAAGATGGTTTTATCTGCGGTATTGCTATTGCAACAGGCAAAGATACATCATACTTTCCTTTACGTCATTCAGATACTGACATAGATCCTGAAAGAATAGATAAAATATGGGAAGTATTAAATGATAAAATATTTCAAAATGAAAATATTACAAAAGTATTTCACAATGCAATGTATGATGTTTGTTGGATAAGAGCTATAACTGGTAAGATGATGAAAGGTAGAATAGTTGACACTATGATAGCTGCATCAGTTATTGATGAAAACAGGTTTAAATATTCACTCGATGCATTATCAAAAGATTATCTTAACGAAGAAAAATACAAATACGATCTACAACAAAAAACATTAGAATGGTCTGGTGGTACAGTTAAGGACCCAATGACTAACATGCATAAACTACCTGCATCAATTGTAAAAGAATATGCAAAACAAGATGTAAACTTAACTTATAAATTATGGAATCTATTTAATAAAAAAATAGACGAAGTATTATACACTAAAGAAGATGGAGAACAAAAAACTTGTAGACAAATATTTGAATTAGAAACAGAATTATTTTTATGTTTAGTTGACATGAAATTCAAAGGCGTTAGAATAGATGTCGCAAAAGCTATTACGTTTGGCAGACATCTTAAAAAACGTAGAGATCAAATTGTAAATGCAATAGAAAGTATTACAACAATAAAAGTTGACATCTGGGCTGCAGCATCAATTAAAAAATTATTAGATCATCTTTGTATCAAAGATTACAAGGTCACACCAAAATCAAAGATGCCACAACTACCAAAAGATTATTTAAAAACACACAATAATAAATGTTTACGTATGATTGCAAAAGCAAGAGAGTATGACAAAGCAGTTAATACTTTTGTAAATGGTTTGTTAGATTATGTACACGAAGAGAGAATACATGCAGATATAAATCAGATTAGATCAGATGCAGGTGGGACCGTGACTGGTCGATTTAGTATGTCTAATCCAAACTTACAGCAGATACCATCTAAAGGATATATAGGTAAAAAGATGAGAGAACTATTTATACCTGAAGAAGGCTGTAAATGGGGTAGCTTTGACTACTCACAACAGGAGCCACGTATTGTAGTACACTATGCAATTAAATTAGGTCTCCCAGGCACGGAGACGCTCCAAGAAGAATTTGACAAGGACGATGCGGATTTTCATCAGATAGTCGCTGACATGGCTAATATCTCCAGGAAACAGGCAAAAACAATTAACCTAGGTCTTTTCTATGGTATGGGTAAGATAAAATTACAGAAGGAATTAGGACTAGATCAAGCCAAAGCAAAAGCATTATTTAATGAGTATCATGGACGTGTGCCTTTTGTAAGACAGCTATCACAAGAATTAATACAATTTGCAAAAGAGAATAAATTATTATTTACTTTGCACGATAGATTCTGCAGGTTCAATAAATGGGAGACAACAAACAAAGAATGGAATCCTGAAATAAATAGATTTAATGAAGTACCTTTGTATACAGAAGAGCAAGCAAGAGAAGCTTTCAAAGCTGAAATGATAGAGAAGTTTAAAGAAAATAAAATAGATCCTAACTACATGGATTATTTTGATAGATACTACACACCTGCATTTACTTACAAGGCTCTTAATAGATTGATACAAGGGTCCGCTGCAGATATGACAAAGAAGGCCATGGTAGATTTACATAAAAAAGGTATAGTGCCCCACATACAAATACACGATGAGCTTTGTATTTCGATCACGGACCAAGGACCAGAAGAAATAAGAAAAATTATGCAAGAAACAATACCTCTTGAAGTTAAGAACAAAGTAGACTTTGAATCTGGACCAAATTGGGGTACAATAAAATGAGGTTAATTTATGGCTTACTTAAATGCAAACATTCCTGTAGTATATGCACAAATAAAAAAGGAGTATTTATATGACTTACAAAAACATCATGGAGAAGTTGAAGACTGTGTTATCTTTGGTATTAGCGCTCTTACAGGTCGCAGCATCTTATGGCACGCTATTATGGAAAACGGCGCAATCTTTTATCGCCTCCCAATTAGCGCGTTTATTCAACGTGGTTTCAAAGTCAAAGACGTACCAGCCAGAAGACTTGATGAACTACAGCTTTGGAATTGTTTCTCTTATTATCCTTCTGTGCATTCTTGGGATATCCTAGACGGACAAGCTGGAAAATACATAGGTAAAGATAAAAAATGGCACGCAGGTAAATATTTATTTACTGTTGATTTTGCACACCCAGAGAGTAATATACTCGACACTGATCATTCAGAGATTCCGCACGAACATAAGTGCGCTCACATAATTGCATTAGACGATGGTAATTATGCAGCACAACCAAACAATAGATGTATATGGGATATACCTTCTTTTACTGTAAAGGATAATATACCTGACTGGAAAGTGCAAACGTCTGAATGGAATGTAGAAGATAGTAGAGCATGGCGTACAGAAGACACGGATAAGTTCTTCTATGAAATTGAGGAGAAGAAAAAATGAATTTAGCAGATTTATTAAAAAAAAATTTTGTATTAGTACCCGTAGTAGCTTCAGTGCTAGTCGGTACATTTACTGGCGTTAAATATATTGTTGGTCTAACAGACACAATTAATTCTAATCAACAAGAAATAGTAGATCTTAAAAGAAATTTAAAAGTTGCTGAAGATAAAATTGTAGATCAAAACACAAGACTAACTTCTGCAGAGTCTACGTGGCAAATGGCAGAAAATTTATACAGACAATTAGCAGATCAAGTTAGAGAACACGACTATGATATTAAGGATTTAAACAGGTAATGTATGGAGGTTCTCAAGATGAATTATTATTTTACAGGTTTACTTATCTTGGCTCTTACAATATTAGCTTTGTTTGTAGAGCCTGCATATCCTAAAAACGAATATCTTAACGAGTATGGTGTACGATGTGGTGAATTAGACTTTCGTATTGAAAGAAGAGATACAGATTATAATTACAGCGAAAGTAGCTCACATGAAAATGAAAACTTTAGTATAACGTATAGAAAATATTTAGGTACAGACTGTAAGACTTCAAAAGAAAATGTAGCAATCAAACAACAATTAGAGCTAATGAAGATGTGTGGTAGAGTTAACAGCAATCCTAGTCTAGCACTTAATTCTAATTTTGATTTATTGGTATCTAAATGTAGAGGTGTAGCTCCTGCAAGAGATAATACTAGACCGGTTGACTCACAAAGTCTGTGGGATGATATGAAAGATGAGTATAAAAAAGAAAATCCAGAAATTAAATTGATGGGAGATAAGTTCATAAAACCTAGTAAAAACAAGCTTGTTATACCTAAGTATTTAATTGAAGACAAAAATATGATACTACCTTTACC